GGGCTTTCTCCGATGGCATCATCTCTGAGGCGGAGGCGAAATCCATAGAGAAATATATCAACACGGTAAACCAGACGAAAAAAGAGACGGACAGCACGTATACGGCCTTGTACATTAACGGTTTCCTGTCCGGTATCGCCAAGTCAAACCTGTATACCGCCAAGAATAGCTTCAACACGGCTACCTCAAACCTGATCGCCGCCATCAACGCCGCCATAGCGGACGGTAAAACGACTACGGCTGAGAAGAACAACGTGGACAGCAAGTTCACGGCATTCAATAACGCCTATGCCTCTTTGGCGACAGCGATAGAGAACGCCAACAAGGCGATACAGGACAAGATCAAGCAAGAGGCGGTGAACGAGTCCAAGGACAATGCCAGCTCGCAGATACAGGGCATGAGCCAGGAAGTTAAGGATGATTTCGCCAAGAAGCTCGGGTATAAGGACTACGAGGACCTGGTAAGCACCGCGTATACGGGAAACACCATCATAGATCCAAATACGGGAGTGTTTAATACCCGCTTGATCGAGGCTAGCGTCGTGATTACATCTAAATTACTCGCCGACGCTATCATGACCTCCACCTTGAACGTGAATAATAACCTGTACATAGAGAAGGACGGGAGCGTAAGGACAAAAGGCGGCAATCTGGAAATGATCCTCACCAAAGGGTACCTAAGGGGGCTTTATAAAGACGTGGAACGCTTACGCCTCGTAATAGACGAAAGCTTGGGAGATTCTGAGTTATACTTGACCGACAGGGATCGTTCCGCCTCATACAGGAACTCGGGGGTAACATACACTTTGAAAAGCGGAAAGACATTATTGCTTGATCCCGAGGAGATAGGATCGGGTGTCATCTATGCAAGGTCAGACGGGACTCTGGCCATCAAGGATAAAACGCAAGAATATATCTCTGTATACATAAGAGTCTCCCCCTCAGGTGGAGGCACGACCTCGCCGGCGGCAGGATCCTATATGGTCAAACAGGGATCGAGAGAAATCGTATCGGCATCCCCCGCCTCGGGATACAGATTTGACAGATGGTCTGATGGCGGATCGCAGAGTCATGAGGTGCTTTGGGATTTAGGGAAAACGTTGACAGCCTATTTCACGAGGATAGAGACAACAAAATATACTGTTGTGCTTTTGGCTTCCCCAGCATCAGGGGGAACCACGTCTGGCAGTGGAACCTTCGAGGCCGGAACAGTGCGTACCGTATCGGCGACAGCTAACCCGGGATACCGATTCATCCGGTGGAGCGACGGCAAGGCCCAAAGCCATAGCGTGACATGGGACAGCAATAAGACCTTGATCGCTTATTTCGAACGTTATTCCGTATCCGGCGATGAGATCTTTTCCGGAACAAGTCTGACCAGCCTCTCGTACTGGAAAACATATGGAGGTGTCAATGTTGAGCTTAGCGGAGGCGTGGCCGCCTTGCGATTCGGGACAGAATTTGCATATGCGTGTTTTAACAGGGGATATCTGGGGAGTAAGCTGGAGCAAGGTCATATATACAGGTTATCTATGGAAATGAAAGTATTGAACGCGTCATCGGAGTCTCAAATTACTGTAGCCGTAGGGTTTTATGGTTATGTTGATGAATATTCGAACGGTCCTGGGGAAAATATTTCCTCTATTGGAGCGATCAAGGTCACGACCAGTTATATGAGCTATGAGTTCGATCTTACCATGAATGAGGATGCGACGATAAAGACATCCTTAGCGATCATGAGCAATAACAATGTTTTCTATATACGAAAAATATCACTAAAGGAAATATAGATATGGAAAAGGTATTGATGGTATTATTACTGTTGGCGCTCGCGGGATGTACGGATTACGTTCCGGAGCCAGTCCCCTATAAGACAGGGGACCGACACGATAACGACACGATAACCATCGAGGTGGATACGGTCATGAGGGAGTATGATTTTGACATAAAGATTTAGAGTATGGTAAATGATAACATATCGGTGATCGGAAGCTGGATCAAGTTCGCCTTGTCCTTTGACCTTCCAGGGAGCCTCTCGATGGATGACGTGGGGTTCGAGGCCGTATTTTACATCTATGGCAACAAGACGGTGGTGATCCCAAAGTCCGGGATGATCCGTCAAGATGGCGATACGTATATCCTTGTCCTTGACACCTCCCGTTTGGGGACGCATGGCCGGATAAAGTGCCAGGTCCGGGTGGATATCCCGGACGCTAATGTCGAGTCTGGCGTAAGGACTGAGATAATACGGATCGATACGGATGAGATAGTGAGGAATGGCGTGCTTTAGGGGACATATCATAAGGCTGGAGGTCGTCCGGGCGGAGCTTCGGAGGATCGAGACGATGAGCGCCGGGCTCAAGAGGATCGGGCGGATCGGAGTGAGGCTATCCAAGGTCTGTAGCGTGGATGACGGCGTATGGCTATTGGTCTCCCCCGCGGATCCGGTATGGGTGGCCGAGGATACGCCGGCATACCTCACGGTACACTCGAATACGGATTGGAATATTGAATAACTAAAAAAACAAGAACATGGCAAAAGCGGCATGGGCGGTGGTCACCCCGCCCCAAGGATCGGGTGACAAGGAGGTAAGCGTAAGATCAGGCTCAGAGCATACCGGGCGTAACGCCCGTACGACGGTCCTGACGTTCAAGGCGGCGAATTGCGCCGACGTGGCACGGACGGTGAACCAAGCGGGCAAGCCCGAGTACGTGGATATAGCGGACACGGCATCATCGGAGAAGACAGGTAAGGTGGTTACCATATCGGGTATCAGCAACTCGAGGAAATTGACCTTCTCCCTCGGTACGGGAGACCTGGACATAGCGCTACCCGATAATTATACGGCGAATAGCGTACAGACGACGAACGGGACGGCGATAGCGGGCGATCCCGGGGCCTTGTCGGTCTATAATTTCTCCATCGCCGTCACGGTTCCGGCGAATACGGAGATCGATCCTCTCACGAGACAGGTCATCGTCACGGACGAGGGCGGGCACCAGGACGTGTGTTTATTGACACTGGCCGCCGGTGACGCTTACCTGCGGGTAACAGAGGGAGATATCCAACTGGACTATCTTGGAACCCCGGTAACGGTGAACGTGGAGTCTAACACTGACTGGACCGTGGAGTGATGGAAATCCCTTGGATAACAGGAAAGGGCAATATCGTCGTGGGCCTTGCGGGAAGCGGCGATGGTCAGGCCTCATTCTCCTCCGATACGGAGAATGATGATGTTGACAGGTCGCAAGAGGTGACGATCAAAACGACCCGGGGCGGTAACGTGGAGGTCGTACGTACTGTACGTCAGGCGGGCATGAGGGAATACCTGTATGACTCACTTGGCGAGATAATCAAAGATTCTGAAGATGTGGAAATAAAAGTATTGAAAGAAAATGGCTAATTTGATTTATACGATAACGAAGACCAACGATCTTCTGGAGAAGGTTAACAATATGCCGGATAGCGTGGCGGATGGCAAGACACCGGTGTTGGAGACGGGCACGACTACGACGTTATCACCCACGGAGTCCGCCACGTCCGAGGTCGTGCGGAACGGATCCGACTCAAACGGGAATCCTAAATACAAGATAAACCTCGGTATCCCCAAAGGCAAGGACGGTACCGGAGGATCGGGAGGTGGCGTGGCCGACTCCGTGGATTGGAGCAATGTCCTCAATAAGCCGGGTTGGGTAAATTCCACGACCAAGCCCACCTATACGGCGAGCGAGGTCGGGGCGTTACCATCCAACACGACGATCCCATCCAAGACGAGCCAGCTAACCAATGATAGCAAGTTCGTGAAGGATACGGACCTTAAGACGATTAACGGGCAATCATTGATAGGTAGCGGTAACATAACCATATCCGGAGGATCGGGCGGGGGAAGCGGGAACGTGAGCGTATCTAACGCCGCCGCCTTGGTGACAGGAAAAAAATACGCGTTCACCCCATCCGCCAACGGCGTAACGGATGGCTCGTTCTCCGAGATAGCCAATGCTAGCAACGATAAGGATGGGTTGATGAGCAAGGCTGATTATTCTAAATTGAATGGTCTCAAGGATGGGATTTCACTTCCCGTGAACATTACCAACCTGTCTGAGACCTCCTCCAGCGAGGATATCATATCCTTGTTTTCTTTAGATGGGGTCTCTGATGCGTTTTTAATCGCTGGTATGGCGGCCATGTACTCAAATTTACCCTCGATGGAGTATGCGGCGGATGTCATGGATATATACATAGGCAATTACAAATGCTTTGTTGATGCCTCGTATGAAGATTCAAAATGTTCATTGTCCTTGACATACGTGGTGTCCGGCAAGCTCAAGACCATCAAGATAAACGGGACAAATAACGGGAATGCCTGGATATACTCTTGCGAGATCCAGGAGAGCGGGGATGATACCTATTATCTACCTGTCGCCTTGTTGGATCTGAAAGCGGGAACCCCCAGCAGTGAGATACATGCCGCCGCCGGAGGAAGTGACGAGGAAGCTAGGATAAAAGACGCTATCAAGGCAAGAAAAAAAATATATATATCAAAGAACGAACCGACTGGCAATTACTCGATCCCGGTCTCGGCAAGTCTGGTTATATTGAATTATCCTTTCCTTGTATTTGATATGCCAAAATCTATGGCGGGGGATGGGGGCATCTCAAAAACAATAAGATTAACGCCAGTGGCAGAATGTAACGTTAGTTATAAAAGAGGATACAGGCTAAGTCTAAGCCTTTATTCACTTACAGGTAGTTCGGCATCCGATGACATCGGAACGGCCGTGGGAGGAGAAGCCGGCCTAAAAGAAATCATCCAAGCCGCTAAAGATGGGAATGTTTTCTTTATCAATGGGAAATCTGATAATATTAATTATAGAACGGACTTATCCGTAAATATATTTTCGGAAGATGCTAACGGCGACTTATCAATCTCTTTTACTGGTTTTGGCTATGCGTTATGGGAAGGATTGGGTGGAATGATGATACTGACATATACAAAGTCTAGCAATACGTTTGGAGTGCAAATCATGGCGATCTCATAATCGATATCAGCGACAACACTTAGCGGTATGGATGATTCCAAGAAATAAGAGCGCAATAATTTATCATTGGTAAATTAAGGTCTAGAAATGAAAGGATTGAAGCTATGGTTTAGCTGTTGATTTTATCAGGCAACCTTAACGCCTTTATCGGGGGGCGGGCAAATAAAAGCCCCCGGCTGTTAGTAAAGACGCCAATCACATACTAACAAACAAATGCGAGACACCGCACGACCGGGGGCTGTAAGCCTTCAGTCGCGATGTCTCGTTTTGTTTTATGTGATTGGCAATACAAATATACTTTAATTTTTGGAGATTATGACAATATACGAGATACTTTCTTTCAATAAGGAATTGCTCCAGCGTCTATTTAACGCCGGAATAAGGACAAGCGATTGTTTGTATGTCGATTTGTTCGATGATTATACCCGAATGCGGGCGGAGGGTGAAAAGACAACCTATATCGTGGCCGTCCTTTCTGACAAATATGCCTTGAGCGAGCGAAAGGTGTACGATACCATTCGCTATTTATCAAGCGACTGCATGGGCCGTGCAGTGCAAGATCAGGCGTAAATTCGTTCACTAGATAGTTTGGTTCTACCTTTGTTCCAAATCCTTAAAACGAGACAAGTATGGGCAAGTACACTTACAAGCCGCAATATGGCGTGATCGTCATTTGCGCGGATGAAAAAGAGCAAAAGGAGATTTATGAGCGTCTCCTGAAAGAAGGTCTAACACTTAAAGTGGTGAACGTATGAGAATAGAGGTACAACACCATTGTAGCGACTTCAACAGCTATCGGGCCGCACGGGTAAAAAGTCTTTTCAACGCGGAGAAAGGCTGCGACTGGGAAAAGACGGTAGAACTACCCATCGAAAACCGGGTATGGCAAATCGGACTGATTGTCGGTCCATCCGGTAGCGGAAAAACCAGTATTGGAAGTAAGATTTTCAAAGAACCTATTTATGACCTCTATTCCGGCTGGGATAAGAATAAACCTATTGTGGATTGTATCGCCCCCGATGGAGACTTTAACACGGTGACGGGTATGCTTTCAGCCGTTGGCCTCGGCGATGTTCCAGCGTGGCTCCGGCCGTTCCACGTGTTGAGTAATGGAGAGAAATTCCGGGCGGGTCTCGCACGTTTGGCGTGCGAGCGACCGCGGCACGCCGTGGTAGACGAGTTTACATCGGTCATTGACCGACAGATAGCCAAGGTCGGGGCCGCCGCGTTCT